CGCTGCGGGGGTTTCACCCAAAGGAGTAGCCCTTGACTCAACCTGCGCACGTTCAAACCAACCGGCACCAGCTAAAGCTGGGTCGACTCGCGCCGCATTCCGAGGCAACTCACCCCCGGCTCAAACTCGATAACTTCCTCACGTCCGGTTACTCGCTGACGGTGCCCCCCGTGGTGGACTACCTCTCGAAGGTCACGACATGGCCAGTGAGTTTGAACGATCGGCTCGGTGACTGCACAGCCGCCGCAGCTGGGCACCTGCGGGAATCGTGGACGGCCTATGCCCAGGGCGCTACCACAGTCACCACCGACGCGGACATCCTGACATTCTACGAGGAATGCTCCGGGTATATCCCCGGCCGCCCGGACACTGATCAGGGCGCGGTGATGCAGGACTGCCTCAACATTTGGCGCAAGACCGGCCTAGCGGGCGACAAGATCCTCGCGTTTTTCCAAATCAACCCATCTAACCTCGCGGAAATCAAAACCGCGCTCTACACGTTCGGCGGCATCTATGTCGGCGTCAACCTGCCGAACTCTGCGCTCGACCAGTTCGAGGCCGGACAACCATGGGACTACAATTCGCGCCTAGACAACAGGATCGCTGGGGGACACTGCGTTCATTTGGGGGCGATCGATTCCAGCGGACTGATGACGGTCACCACATGGGGCCGGACGCAGCAGGTCACCCCAGCGTGGTGGGCCAAGTTCACGGAAGAAAGCTGGGCTGCGGCCACTGTGGATTGGGTGAAGAACAATGTGAGCCCCGAGGGCTTGGACACCGCCGCGCTCAACGCGGAGTTCCAGGCGTTAACCGGGCAGCCTGGACCATTCCCTGTTGCACCCACACCGACTCCAACCCCGACTCCAACCCCGACACCTACTCCTCCACCGGCCCCGGTTCCGGTGAGTGTTGCGGATCAGGCATTGGCAGCCGCGATTCCCGCGTCGTGGCTGAACGGCTACCACGTCGGCAACAACGAGCAGGTTCGCAAAGCGTTGCAATCCTGGTTTGCCGCGACAGGGCTCACCCCCACCAGCGGTAAGTAATGTACGCATCCACAAGGAAGAGGTAAACAGTAATGTCGTCACCTATCCTGTCCATTATCACCGAGATCATCACTATCATCGAGGGTCTGCTGAACAAGGCAGAGCAGAGCCCAGATGGGAAGGTTTCGGCGGCTGACCTGCGCACCGCTTTGGGCAAGGCCAAGGCAGCCCAGGAACGCCACGCCGGCAAGTAATCATCGTCTTGCAGGCGGAAGGGCGGTCTCATGCCCGACTACAGCAATGAGCGTAACAACGCCCTCATGTTCGCGGTGGAATCACACCGGAACGACATCACACCATGCGATCCACGCCGGGTGCTCCGCGCCGCGAACATGTACTTCTGCTGGCTCACCGCGCCCATCCGACTGATACTCGGACGCGGACCAGCGGTTGACCAGACCACCGGGCAACCAACAAACAATGAAGGAGACACGATGAAGGACACCGATAAGGCGCAGCTCACCGTCACCGCTGAGGACGCGAAAGGTCAGGTCACCGCTTCCGGTGCCGACATCACCTTCACTTCAGCTGACACCACTGTTGCGACGATTGTCACGGACCCGGATGGCACGATGTGGGTTGTGGCGGGAAACCCCGGGTCTACTGTGATCACTGCTGATTGGCCTGATTCACCTAGTGGTGATTTGCAGGGCACTTTGGCGGTGGATGTGACCGCGGGGGACGCGACCAGTCTCGTGATCACCGCTGGGGCGCCTGTCCCGCAGTAGTCGCAGGTCGGGCTGGGCGCGCGCATTGAGTAAAGCGGTGCCGCGCCCAGCCCCCTTGTTTCACACGCGCCCGTGGTGGGCCTTAGCGATTTCCAGGGCCCGTTGTAGCCGCTGCTCGTTCACGTTCGCCCTGCGGTGCGCTGGCCGGTGTGCCCCAGCGTGCAGGGACACGAGAACACCCACGGTGATCAGTCCCGCCACCGCGAGCCCGACGATCAACACGATCAACACGTAGGTACCCACCCTTGGTGGGTGCCCTCTGCGCCCGTGGTGAAACCCCTACACCATCCCAACCTTTGAGGAGATTGCGTGCGCGTTTCAGCGTTAGGAGCGGTCCTGGCTGCGGTCACGGCGATCCTGCTCGGCGGGTGCGGCTCCAGCCCCGACCAAGACGGCGCGACCAGCACCAACCCCACCACCGGCGACGCCCCCAGCAGCGTCCCCAACACGCCGCCGCTTGCCGTGATCCCAGCGAACAATCATGTGACCGGCACCTACCCCGCCTCCTGCGTACGCCCACAGGATGCTGACCCGAAGCTGCCTGTCGTGTCGTGCACCCCCGGGTCGATCCGTTCCGATGTCACCCAAACCAGCCTCACCACCACGATCTGCCACAAAGGCTGGGCGGCCAGCGTGCGGCCACCTGAAGCCGAAACGAACAAGATCAAAACTGTGGCGATGTCCGCCTACGGCGTCCCAGCGACGCTGCGGAACACAGCGCGACTCGACCACCTCATCCCCCTCGAACTCGGCGGCTCGAACGACGAAAGCAACCTGTGGATCCAGGACCAGAACTCCAGCGACAGCAAGGACCGCGTAGAGAACGATCTCCACGCCGCGGTGTGCGCTGGCACGGTGACACTGGCCGACGCGCAACAGGCCATCGCCAGCAACTGGGAAACCGCCGAACAACACCTCGGGCTCAGGACGAACTGACCGGCTGGCTGAACCGCATCAACCCCAACCTGAAAGAGGCGTAGAGCCCTGCTCGCGCCCAGGAAGGACACCGCCGTGAGCAAAAAGAACGCCCGTGAGCAGATCCGCTCAACACTGGACCAGATCAATCCCCGACCGACCGCCCGGACCCGGTCCCGTCTCCGCCGCGCCAGCAAGTGGTCACCCCTCGCCGCCGTTGTCGCGGTCGCTGGCGTGTTCGCCTGGCGCTACAGGGCGGTAAACGACCGGTTCGCCACCACTACCGACGACTAGCGGTGTATTCCAAGGCCTGGGGGTTGGGCGCGCTGGACCGCGCGACGAAAACAGCCGCCGGTGATCTCGTCGTCCTCTGGTCCGCATCGAGCGCGCTGCACATCAACGCCCTCCAAATCCTCGGCGTCACCGCAGCAGCCGTGGTGATGTCCCTGCTCACCTCGATCGCCTCAGCACCAGTCGGGGATCGGGGCACCACCAGCGCACTACCGGGAGGCCGCTAAATGCTCGTGCTCATCATCATCGCACTTGTGGTGTGGCTCGCGCTGGCCATCATCGGGTTCGCCGTCAAACTCGCACTACTTGGCGTGATCGGCATCATCCTGTTCGCCATCACCGGCATCGCGCTGCTGCTCAAGGCGCTGTAGGCCCGTGGATTGTGAGTACTGCGGCTGGTTCTTCGACCCGGTCCGCTACAGGTGGGTCTGTCCCGCCTGCCGAACGAAAAATCCCTGTTGCACGGGGATGCCGCTGCCGTCACGGACGAGGGCTATGCCCTCTCTGAGCTCAGCACCGGCCCCGATTCGACCCCAAACAGGCGACGAACGTACGCCAGGGCTTCTGTGAGGGTGCGGAGCTCACCGTTAACCAGGATCATCATGGCCTCCTGAGGTTGGTCGCCAGGCGACGACTTGAACGTCGCATTACCGACCCCTCGGCCGGCGTGCTTGAAGCCACGCGGGTCTGACGCTGCCCGTCGCGATCGGGTCTGCCGCTACCGCCACGCTGGTCACGGTCACCCGCGCCACCTTTACACCACTGGCGAGACCCCATCCTCCCACGACCCGTCTAGCCGGGCGGCCCCAAACCGATCACCTTGCGCGCCGGATCCGCGGACAGCATGGCCTCGATCGCCGAGACCGCCTTGGGATTCCGCGCCTTCCGAGCCATGTACCGATCTTGCGTCATGGACGGGCGGGAGTGGGACAGCTGGTCTGCGATCTGCCGCGCGGACAGGCCAGCATCATCCAGCACGGTGGCCACCGTCTTGCGGAACGTGTGGCTGGTGACCCACTCGTAGCCGGCCATGTCCAGCGCGCGGCGCAGGTCGCCGAGAGTGTTATGCGGATCCCGCAAACCACCGACGCTGTCAGGGAACACCGGCCCGAGAGGGTTCAGCGCCGTCTCTCGGCGCAGCATGAGCATCGCCACTACCGGCTCCGGTAGGTCAAGCACCTGTTCCTTCGTCTTACTCGTCCCCCGGTTGATCAGCAGCCCGGCACCCTTGACGCGGATGATGTTCGGGCCGACTGCGGCGGTGGCTTCGTCGAGGTCGATCCAGGGCCAGTGCACGGCGAGGGCTTGGCTGATGCGCAGCGACGTGCCGAGCATCCACAACACGAGATCGGGTAGATACGGGTGCACTTTGGGTGGCGGGCTGGAACGCTGCTGCGCCCACAGACTGTCGCCGGGTGTCTTCGCCAAGCCAGTGAGCTTGGTCCATAGGTCCACAGCCTCGCCGGGTTCGAGCGCGCGGACAGCCTTCTGCGCGCCGATGATGCGGGACACGTCCCGGACGGGGTTGGTGGGGATCGCGTTGTAGCGCGTCGCGATCTGCATCATTCCCGACAGGACCGCCCGCGTCGTCTTCGCGACGGTGGGGCTGTGCTTGCGGAGCTCCCGCAGGAACCGGTCCAGGGTTTGCACATCCGCTTCGATGACCGTCAGCTCGCCGAGTTCCGGCTTGCCGTGGTTGTCCCAGTGGCTGCGGTACAGCCGCACGGTGCCGGGCGACAGTCCACCTTGTTCGACGCGCTCGTTGAGCTCCTCGAAGTAGTTCTGGGCGAGCGCGTTCATGCGGGTGCGGGAGTTGATGTGTCCTCGGCCCTCGGCGACTTGGGTCTTGGTGGCGAGGGCTTGCTTGAGCCGGTTGATCGCGGCGGTCTTGGTGGGGGCGGTGCGCTCGTACTGTCGGGTGCGACCGTCAGGGTCGCGGTGGTTGGCGAGGGCTTTCCACTTGTCGGCGACTTTCATGGTGCGGATCTCGCCGGTGGTGTTGAGCGGCAGCCGCGGCCGGCCGGTCACGCGGCCTGCCTGAAGATCGTTCGCATGCCAGGATTCTACGCCTTTTGCATGGCTTTTGCATGGATTCAGCCATGTTTGATCTAGCCGAAGATCACGGTAGATGGCTTCTGAACTGGGGGATCAGGCTCCCCGAGTTGGACTCGAACCAACAACCCTGCGATTAGCTGTCAACCATGAACGGTAACGAATCACCGTAAATGCGCGCACGTCAACCGGGGTCGTTGGTGCACCCTAGCGCAGGGTGGCGCATGACGTGTACATGGCTTTCGCATGGCTCCCCCATCGGGTCCGCGATGGCCCCTGCCCAGGTCACTCCGCGGCGGCTTTTTCGCCTCGGCGCGTGCCGGTGGTATGTCTACTGAGACGGTTCGGCCGCACCACAGTCCGTGACACCTCACGCCGATTTCACCCAGCATTCTTTCAGGAATTGCGCCCAACGGGGTGCATCCGTAATTGCGGATGCGATTGCGGTGAACGAACGTGGTACATAACCTGCATGCCTCACACGGACAGTGGCCCTGCACGAGGTTTCGTTCACCCACCGATCGGTCGCAACCGCCATCACGCACAGCGATCACTGACGCGCGGAGGATCCTCCTGGCATGCGTAACCCAACCACCTCCTACCAGGCCAGCATGTCACCCGCGATCACCAAACAACGGCTTCAGGCCGCTATCGGCGTAGAAGTGGTCAGTTACGTCACGACCGCGTTGGCAGCTGACGGGCAGATGTACTCACTGTTCCCGTCTGAGCAGGACCCTCGCGTCACCGATGATCTCGCCAGGAAAGGCGCCCATGTGCTCAGCTGCGGCCCGTGCTGCCCGGATTGCACGTAACTAGCCGCGCGGTCACCGACACCCGCGACTATCACGGTTTCTGACGCCGGCCTCAGTGGTCCCTTCGTCGCCGAGGCGCACCACCGTCACATCGTGGCTTCCGTCTTCACCGTTCGGGCGGCCCTTGGCGCCCACGAACGCCCGGATGAGCCCCGCAATCGCCTGCTTCTGAGCCGGTGTGAGCCGGGGCCACATCTCTACCAAATCTGGCCACGGATCGTCCCTCTTCGGTAACCGCTCCCGCGCCGTCTCACTCAGCGGCTCATGCCCCAACGTGGCCAGCCACTGGTCTATGTCCAGACCGAGCGCGTGAGCGAGGTCGATCACAGTGGGCCGCTTCGGGTCCGGCGGGTTACGGCCTTCGAGCTTCTCAATCTGCGAAGCAGAAACACCAGACAACCGCGCCAAATCACTACGGGACAACCGCTGCTCCTCCCGCGCGGAACGGACATGAGCAGCGAAATCTTCAACAGACACCCACGGCATGGTGCCAGTTTGAGGCCGATTCAGGCCTACTTGCCGGTAAGAATCACCTAGCGGAGCAGTGCGCGCACCGACTGGTGCGCTGTTCGTGACAGCGCGTCACCGGCCGCAGAGGGCCACGCGTCCTGTTGCCATGTGCCATAAGATGTCGTACTATGGCTCAATGTCACGCCGACGATCATGGACGCAAGTCCCCCCAACCTGCCTACGACGGCTACGCATGGACGCCGGCCTCTCCGTCCAGGAGCTAGCAGACCGAGTCGGATACACCAAAGACCACCTCGGGAAATGCGAACGAGGCCGCCTCACACCCGGCGAACCCCTCGTCCGCGCACTCGCGGAAGTCTTCGGGAAGCGGCCCTCCGAACTAGAAGACGCCCTCCGACGCGAACTCGCCACGAAGGTGGCCTAGATGAGCACCCGCCGGCTCAAAGGTCTCGACGCCATCCGCGACGCCACGGTTGAGTCCGCGCCCGCGCTTCACGTGCTCAACATCGGCGACATTCCCTGCGGCGCGCTCACCGTCCGGGAAGCCGCCGAGTTCACCCGCCTACCGGCGCACTGGATCAGAGCCCGGATCCGCGAGGGCCGAATCCGCGTGATCTCCGAAAGCCTCCGCGAATACGTCATCCCCCTGGCGGAGATCCCGAAAATCCTGGACTGGGCGGAGTACGTCAACACTGCCTGAAAAGGGCGGGGCGCCCCTTAGGTGCCCACAACACCCAAGAACCGCCCCGCAACACCCACGGCGCCTGCACCGCCAAGAACAGGCACCCATCAACCAACCACGAAAGGTCTAAACACATCATGACACGACCTGTCAAGCAGCCAACCCGGGAACAGATCCGCAACGCATTCGAGTGGACCGCCCGCTGGCACTCCGGCGGCGCCTACATCGGCGAAGCTGATCTCTCCGACCACGCTGCTCAGGTTCTCGGTGACCGCGCCTACACGTTGATCGCCACCACCGCCCGCGACTGGCACCACCGCAACACAACCAACGGCGGCGCGGCATGACCATCTACGTCGATAACGCGGCCATTCCCGCCAACGTCCACAACCACGCAACCGGAAAGACCGTCACCTCAACCTGGTCACACCTCATCAGCGACCAACTCGACCCGACTGAATTACACGAGTTCGCCACCAAACAACTCGGGCTGCGCCGGTCCTACTTCCAACCCGGTAAGGAATTGGGCCGGCGCGAGCAGCATGATCCCAGCGGCGATCATTACGACCTGACCGCTGGGAAACGGAAGCAGGCCATCGCCGCAGGCGCCAAACCAATCAGCGCCAGCGACGCGGCTGCCATCTGCCGGTTAAAGCGAGAAGCCAACCGGCTACCGGACTGCGGCTACGCAATTACTCAGGTGAATGGCCAGTGGGTATGCGGCCTGGAATGGGGCTACGAAGCCGACGACTCCCCCATGGTCGGCGCCGCAGCGTACGGCACAGGTGACACAGCGTGGGACGTCATTGAGTCCGCTCTCCAAGAAGCAGGCGCGGCATGAGCACCATCACCGTTACCAATCAAGCGGAACTACACGCCGCACTGGCCAACCGCATCGAAGAAATCACCATCCGCTCGGAGCGCGGTGTCTGGCTCACTATCGGCGACACTAGGGACAGCGATGTGACTATCGCTGGGGAATCGACAGTTAAGGACTGCTCCGGCCGCGTCGGCCGGGTCACCGACTCCGGCAGCGTCGGCCGGGTTACCGGCTCCGGCCGCGTCGGCCGGGTCACCGACTCCGGCAGCGTCGGCGAGGTCACCGGCTCCGGCCGCGTCGGCGAGGTCACCGTCTCCGGCAGCGTCGGCCGGGTCACCGGCTCCGGCCGCGTCGAGTGGGTCACCGGCTCCGGCCGCGTCGGCCGGGTCACCGGCTCCGGCAGCGTCGGCGAGGTCACCGGCTCCGGCCGCGTCGGCGAGGTCACCGACTCCGGCAGCGTCGGCCGGGTCACCGGCTCCGGCCGCGTCGAGTGGGTCACCGACTCCGGCCGCGTCGAACACGCCGCAGGAACCGCCACCGTGCACCTATATGGAAACGCGCAACTATTCAAAGCGGCCCCCCACGTCGCGGTGTTCCTGCACTCCGCGTACGCCACATTCAGTGGAGGTCATTTAATCGACCTCACCAACCTCGACCTAACCAATCCACGCACATGGTGCGAACATCACGGCATTTCTATCAGCGACGACGAATATGCGCTTCTCTACAAGGCCGTCCGCGATGACTGGAAGTCCGCACACGGCACCAGCTACCAGCCGGGAACAACTGCCAGTTGCGGTGACTTCACCGCTGATGGACGCTGCGGTGGCGGACTGCACGTCTCCCCCACCCCCAGCCAAGCGAAAGCATACGATTCCGAAGCAACCCGATTTATTGAAGTCCGGGTTGATCTGGCTGTAATGAATGTGATTGACGCAGACAAGGTGAAAGCCGAGTCGGTTGAATGCGTTCGGGAAGTTGACGCGCACGGCCGTCCGATCACCAATCCACTCGGAACCAAAGACGGTGCGACGTCATGACCAGCGAGGCCGTACTCCAATCGCTGCGTGTCCTCGCCGAAGCTGCACGCGAACACCGCATCACGCTCGGCGCCGATGGGGAACTCCGCATCAACGGCGCCCCCACGAACCCCTTCCAGCAGCTCGCCGTGTCCGTGTTGGACCGGTGGGGATGGATCACCTGGACACCCAGCCTCACCTGCTACTACGCGGTCCTCACCGAACACGGCAAAACCAACCTGGCCATCCACGCCGGCCCCGATTTTTCAGACGGGGCGCAATGGCGCGCTTTCGAGCACCACATGTTCGAGGTCAGCGTCGGTGACCTCACCGAAGCGGACACCGACACCCACGGCGACACGCGATGAAACGCCTCGGCACAGGTGACTTCCTCGGCAACTACGAGGCCGGATCACCCGAGTGGGTTCAATCTCGAGTAGGCCGCTTAGGCGCTTCCGAAATAGCTGCCGTAATGGGATTATCGCGGTTTCAGAGCCCGTTCTCCATCTGGCATATCAAAGCCGGAAACATCGCACCCGAAGCGGACAACCAGGCGATGGCCTGGGGTCGCGATCTCGAAGCGCTGATTGCGCGTCGATTCGGCCGGGAACATCCCTCCTGGCGCTTGTCCCGATGCGGGTTGTACGCAAACAGGGAACGCCCGTGGCAGGTTGCCCAACCTGACCGGATCATCCACCTCGGCGGACGTCGATTAGCGGCACTTGAGGTGAAAACGGACCGTTACGCCGAGTCCTGGGGCCCCGAGGGCACTGACGACATCCCTGTCTATTACCGGTGCCAAGCGATGTGGCAAATGGACACTTTCGGCTGGGCGGAATGCCACTTCGCTGTGCTGATCACTGGCTGCGATTACCGGGAATACCTCGTGCGCTACGACCCGGACGAGGCGACGTTCATGCGGAACGTCGCCATTGCTTTCCTCGCGTCCATCGCGATGGGCATCCCACCTGACATTGACGACCACGGAGCCACCTACACGGCCGTTCGGGAACTCCACCCAGAAATTGATGATGTTGAGATCGCAATCTCCGCCGAGCTCGCTGAGCAGTACAAGGCCGCGATTACTGCCATAGACGAAGCCAAATCGGCCAAAACCCTCGCCAGCTCCCGCGTGCTGAACGCGATGGGACGAGCCCGGCGCGCGGTGTGCAACGGAGAACCGATCGCTATCAGGGTGCCCAGCGGGGGTGGCGCATCACCACACCTACGACCCGCCGGTAACGGCAGGAAACGAGCAGCAGCGTGACTACACAAACTATCAGCAACGCCGTCGCGAAACGAGATACCGGACCAGAAGCCCAACTCAAGGCCTACAAGTCCGACTTCGCGACCGTGCTACCCAGTCATCTCCGCGCCGACACCTGGGTCCGCGTCGCTCAAGGCATCCTCCGCCGCGACGCCAAACTCCGTGCGGTCGCCGAACGAAACGTCGGGTCATTCCTCGCCGCGCTCTTAGACTGTGCGCGCCTCGGCCTCGAACCCGGCGAGACTTACCACCTTGTCCCGTTCGGAAACGAAGTAGTCGGAATTGAAGACTATAAAGGTCTGATTGAGTTGATGTACCGCGCTGGCGCGGTCGCCTCAGTCAAAGCCGAGGTCGTCTACGCTGGTGACTTTTTTGATTACGAACCAGGATCGATGCCGCGCCCTGTTCACAAACCAGCCGGGGCTGCCAACGGTCGCACAAACTGGTTCGCACCCAAAGAAGAACGTGGCAAAATGGTCGGCGCCTACGCCTACGCGGAGATGAAAGACGGCAGCACCTCCCGCGTAGTCGTCATGGCAGAATGGGAAATCAACGAACACAAGGCAGTGAGCAAGACCTCTAAATCAGCCGACTCGATGTGGGTTAAGTGGCCACGATCCGCATGGCTCAAAACGGTAACCAAAGAACTAACGAAATGGGTGCCGACCTCGCCGGAGTGGATCACACACAAGGTTCGCGCGGAACGAGCTGGCGAAATCGGCAACGGTGACCTTTCACCCGCAGCGCTCGCCTTACCAGGTCCTACTCGGGACGTGGACTTCGTTGATGGTGAGGTCGTCGAACCTCCGCAGCCGCCAGCACCCGAAGCCACCACAGAACCGGCTGTTGAGCCCCCTGTTGCGGGAATCACGGAGCGCCAGTCCAAGCGGCTCCATGCGATTCTCACCGAAGGCCAGATCAACCGAGACACCAAACTCGCCCTCCTCAATCACCTCACCAACCGCGACGAAGAAATTACCACCTCCGCTGAACTCACCGAGGCAGAAGCCGATCTGGTCATCAACAAACTCGCTGAACTCGCGCGGTTCAAAATCCCGCTCATCGAGGCCGTGGTTGAACTCATCGACCGGCCAGCCGACAACGAAAGCAGCCAGTCATGAGCGACCTCGCCGCGCGGCTGGTGAACGAGTGGGCCGCTGACCGGTACACCCAACCCACCCCCGCCGAAACAGATCTCGCCCGCTGGATCGTGGAACTCCTCGACCCCAACGACCACGGACTGCGGAGACTCAACCGCGCCCTCAACCGGTGCTGCGACCTGCACAAACTCGGCCCCGCAGGATTCTGCTGCGACCCCGACGACTGCGGGCCCTGCTGCGAAAACTGCCCCACCTGCCCCGAAATCTACCGACAACACATCAACCCGCAATACGAACCAGCCGTCATACCGATTTGGCAGGACTCCCCCGACGCGAAATGGATCGTCCCCGTCGCCGCAGATGCCGACCCAGCCAATCCCTGGGACGGATGGCTCGACGTCAACACTGAACCCCGCTGCGTCGAACTCCACGGCTACGAACTCACACCCAACGAAGCACGAATGGCAGCCGACGCGCTCCGCGCAGCCGCCGCCCACGTTGAAAAGAACCGCTCGGAGGCCAGCACGTGACCGCCACCTGGATTCGCGACGGCATGTGGGACCTCTGGGCCGCGGCCCTCACATCACAACCCTGCACCGATCCCGACTGCGACGTATGCAACCCACCAACGAAAGAACCCCCACCATGCGCCACCCCGAAAACAACACCGCAGCCGCCGTCATCGCCGCCATCATGCTCATCATAGCTATTGGAGTGATCCTCGCATGACCACCACCACAATCCAAACCCCCGAAACCAACACCACCCAACTCATCGCGACACTCATCGCCGACTCCGTCACCGGAACCCACCGCATCAACGGCAAATTCGTCCGCGCCAAAGCCACCGTAACCCGCGGAATCATCACCCTCACCATCCAACAAGTCGAGTTCGACACCGACGACAAAGCAGTCCAGGTAGTGCTCCAACTCACCCCACCCGCCACCATCACCCCCACCACCCCAGAACTCTCCCCATCCGCTCTGGAAACACCCGCAGTGTCCACCGCGGTCATGGCACGAAACGGCGGCGCGCACCACCAGCCACCCGACCACCAGGCGGCCAGCGCATGACCACCCAACCGGACCTTCAACTCGCCCCCGATGAGCCAGCAACACCCCAGATGGCCACAGCCCAGGCGATGCTGGGGCTACTACGCCGCCACTACCTACCCGACGAGACGCGCCCAGCGGGGATCTTCGCACCCGAGATCCAAGCCCCCGGACCCAGCGGCCGCCGAGCAGACCTGATCTGGCTGGGCTGCACCGCA